AATGCAGGGGATACTCGGTGTAGAGATGAATAAACCCCTGCATCTTGAGGATAATGTAGAAGAAACAGAAGGGCTAAGACAATCTTTTGATAGGCTGTTTGGTACAGGAAAACTATTTCTATATGATCACTTTGGATCTATTGATCCAGATAGATTAGTCGAACAGATACAGTATCTTGCAACAGCAGAAGGTGTAGATGTTGTTATCTTGGATCATCTAACAATAGTTGTTTCTGGCATCAGTGATCTTGATGAGAGAAGAGCTTTGGATGTGGTCTGTACAAAGCTTAGACAGGTAGTTGAATCTACTGGCATAGGTTTGATTATTGTTTCTCACTTGCGTAGGCCAGAAGGTAAAGGACATGAGGAGGGTAACAAGGTTTCTTTGAATCATCTGAGGTCGAGCCATTCAATAGCCCAACTAAGTGACTTGGTAGTGGCCTGTGAAAGAAATCAACAATCAGAAAGCTATGCAGAAAGAGCAGAACTACAGTTAAGAGTATTGAAAAATAGACACACAGGAATGACAGGACCAGTAGATAAATTATTGTATGACGAAAAGACAGGAAGACTTGTAGTACCTATGGAAACTTACTTCGGAAACTAATGACTTTACTAATTGACGCTGATTGGCTCGTTTTCACCTCATGTATTAATGCCGAAAGAGAATATGAATGGATGAGAGACTTGTGGAGTTTTAAGTTTGATGCACAAGAAGTACATGAAATAATTGATACAAGAATTGAGCGTTACCAAGCAATAGCTGAAGGTGATAAAGATGTTGTTATGTGTTTTACTGAGTACCCAACGTTTAGACATACGATATATCCAGAGTACAAAGCTAATAGAAAAGAAAAAAGAAAGCCTTGCAGATATAGAGAAACGATAGAACAAATTAAAGACAGATATAGATCAGAAAGCTATCCAGGTTTAGAGGGAGATGATGTTCTTGGACTTCTTGCAACTAGCAAAAAATATCCAAATCCCATTGTTGTATCAATAGATAAAGATATGAGATCTGTGCCTTGTACCCTTCTCGCAGGTGATGATATGGAACTTATAACCAAACGTAAAGCTGATAGACATTGGATGATTCAAGCTCTTACAGGAGATAGTACAGATAACTACTTTGGAATAGATAAAGTAGGACCAGTAACAGCAGAAAAGATATTAGGTGAAGCTAAGACACTTGAACAGATGTGGGAGAAAGTAGTAGAAGCTTATGAAAAAAAGAAATATAACTTTGCTGATGCTGTTCTTAATGCACAGCTTGCAAGGATATTGAGAGATGGTGACTTTGATTTTGATACAGGTGAAGTATCTCTCTGGACTCCATAAAAAAACACCAACAACGCAGTAGCATGGGCTGTTGGTATTTCTTAGTTGCCTGGATAAGCATATCAACCTTATCACACAAATATAAACTTGCTGTACTTTATTACTAAACTTGAACTATACTATTTATAAATGTTTTAAAGCATGGCATCTGAAAAACTACCAGTTATCACAGATGAACTGATTTTTGCTTTAGATCAAATCTTTCCTAATCGTCATCCTGACTTGTCTTTATCTGATAGAGAGATATGGTATAGGGCAGGGCAACGATATGTTGTTGATTATTTAATTGAGCAACAATCAAGACAGAAAGAAACCATGCTCACTAATTCAGTTTTGGAAAACTAACTATGTGTCCACCAAGAAGACCTAAAGCACCGCCTTTACCACCTCCAAGGCCAACAGCACCTGCACCAGAAAGAACTGCACAGAGTGTAAGAGTTGGTTCAGAAAGGGGACAGGATGGTAAAACTAAAACTGAACGCAAAAGAAAACCTACTGGTACAGATACTTTAAGGATTCCAGTAACAATGTCTAGTAATTTGAGGTATTAATTATGTGTTTTGGAGGAGGAGGAGGCTTTCAACAGGTCGTAGCAAGCCAAGCACGAAGGAATGATGCTCCTATTGTTACTGGCAGACAAAAAGGAGTTGCAGATCCTATCGATACTTCAAAAGTTACAGCACGTTTGAAGAAGAGAAGACAAGAAGATCAATTCCAAGAAGGTTTAAGAAACATGAGTGCAAAAGGAAGGTCACCAAATGACCTTAAAATACGCTGATGACTTATTCTGGACAAGGGCAAACTGCTGCTGGAAGGTATGCACAATTAGAAAGTGCAAGGTCTACTTTTGACAGAGAAGCAAAAGAATCATCAAAGCTAACTATACCTAGCCTTATTCCCGAAAGTACAACAGGAACAAGAGCAAAAATAAAAACTCCTTTTCAAGCAGTGGGAGCAAGAGGTGTCAATAGTTTGGCATCAAAACTTTTATTTGCATTACTACCTCCATCAACTGCATTTTTTAAATTAAGTATTGATAGTCTTGAACTTTTAAAACAAGGTCAAGAAGGTCTTGAATCAGAAATAGATAAAGGATTACGAACAATAGAAACAGCCTTGATGAATGAGATAGAGATCTCTAACGATAGGGTTGCAATGTTTGAAGCACTTAAGCATCTAATCGTTGGAGGGAATGTTCTTCTCTATCTCACAGATGAAGGATTGAAAGTATATCCACTATCTAAATTTGTATGTAAACGTGATGCAGTAGGTAATATCTTAGAAATTATTACAAAAGAATCAGTCAACCCTAATGCACTTTCACCACAGTTTTTAGAACAAATAAAAAAGAAAGAAAACTATGATGAAAAAACAATGGAAGGAGATCTTGATATATACACATACATCAAAAGAATTAATGATGAACATTTTTGGCATCAAGAATGTAAGGGAGAAAAGATACCAGGCACTGATGGCAGATCAAAGGTAGAAGTATCACCTTGGATTACTCTTAGGTTTGTTCGTATTGATGGTGAAGACTATGGCAGAGGTTATGTAGAAGAATACAGAGGAGACTTAATTAGTTTAGAAGCTTTGATGCAAGCCATTATAGAAGGTGCAGCAGCTTCAGCTAAAACAATATTTCTTGTAAATCCTAATGGTGTAACAAGAGCAGCTACTTTAGCCAAAGCTCCCAATGGTGCAATAAGGGAAGGAACTGCTAATGATATATCTGTAATGCAGGTAAACAAGGGAGCAGATTTTAATGTGTCATTTTCTGCGATACAACGTATTGAATCAAGACTTGAATATGCTTTTCTTATGGCAAGATCTGTTCAGAGAGATGCTGAAAGAGTAACAGCAGCAGAAGTCACCATGATGGCTAATGAGTTAGAGAACAGTCTTGGTGGTATATACAGCATCCTGACTCAGGAATTTCAACTTAAATATTTGAAGAGAAGGATGCATATGCTTGTTCGTTCTGGTAAAGCACCAAAGCTACCAGAGAGATTAGTCAAACCTAAGATCGTTACTGGTGTTCAAGGACTTGGTCGTGGTAATGATCGTAATAAGCTTATTGAATTTATTGGAACGGTTTCACAAGCTTTAGGTCCAGATATAATGCGTCAGTACATGAATGTGGATGAAGCCATAAAACGACTTGCAAACTCTATTGGTATAGATACTGTAAACTTAGTTAAGACGCAAGAAGAAATCCAGGATGAGATGGAAGCTATGCAACAGCAGCAGCTTATTCAACATCTTGGACCTGCTGCTCTTGGATCACCATTACTTGATCCACAAAAAAATGCAAATGCAAATTCACAACAACCAATGGAGGTAGATGATGGCAGCGAAGAAGCCTAGAGCAAGAGATGAAGATGGCAAATTTGTCTCTGCAAAAGCTATTGTTAGCGAGTTAGGTGTAAACGATACACCCGAACCGAATAAACCAAAAGTGGTCGAAACTAAAAATGGTCGTACAATGACTTATAACTAACATTTTTATTATGACTTCATCACAAGTTAACATTTCAGAAACGCCACCAATGTCTGCTAATGACTTGGAAGGTTTAAAAGATGAAAATGGTTTATATGCTGGTAAGTTTAAATCTGTTGAGGATCTTGTAGGAAGCTACAAAGAACTTGAAGGTAAGCTTGGAGCTATAGATCAAACCAGAGAAGAACCAGAAGGCAACGTAGAAGAGCAAGCAGAAGAACAAGAAGTTAATGATTCTGAATTTAATGCAGAAGAATATTATGGAGATGGTCTTGCTTCTGTTTTAGAAGAAGTTGGTATTGATGCAGAAGACATATCAAATCGTTTTTTAGAAAATGATGAAATTTCTGAAGATGATTACAGCAAGCTTGCAGAAGCAGGGTTTTCAAAACAAGTTGTTGATTTATATTTAGACGGTGTTCGCAATGCCGGTATAGCAGGTGAGGTAGATGCAGAGGGTATCAAAGAATCAGTTGGTGGAGATGAAAGCTATGGTCAGATGGTTTCTTGGGCTATAGACAATTTACCTGCTGAAGATATACAAGCTTTTAATAAGCTTACTGATACAGGAGATGGACCTGCTATTAAGTTAGCTGTTCAAGGTATCTACTCACAATACAATAACGCTATGGGAATTGAACCAAATTTAGTAACAGGTCGTGCTTCTCAAAGTGGACCTACACCATTTAGATCTACAAATGAAGTAGTTACTGCTATGTCTGATCCACGCTATGGTAAAGATGTAACATACACTGAAGACGTACAAAGACGTTTAGGTGGTAGTGACGTATTCAACACTGGTCGTTAATTATGGCTAACAAACCAACTAATCCAGAACTTTATTCAAGAGTTAAGGCAGAAGCCAAAAAGAAGTTTGATGTTTATCCTTCTGCATACGCTAATGCCTGGTTGGTGAGAACCTATAAAAAACGTGGCGGTGGTTATCGTAAAACTTAATTATGAAAAAACTAACAGACAAACAAAAAAAGAATCTTGATAAAACTGGTGATGGTAAAATCAGTAAAGAAGATTTTTTACTTCTTCGTAGATTAAAGAAAAAGAAAAATGGCAAAGCTTAGTCTTAGTCAGATGAGAACTCTGAAAAAACATTCAGAGCATCATTCTAAAAAACACATGGATATGATGAAGAAGCTTATGCGTGAAGGTTCTTCATTTAAGGCTGCACATAAAAAAGCACAAAAAGATGTAGGCAAATGAGTCTTACTAGATGGTTCAAAGAAAAATGGGTTGATGTCAAAACAGGCAAAGACTGTGGTAGAGGTAAAGATGAAAAAGGTAGACCTTACCCTGCTTGCAGACCATCCAAAAGAGTTAGTAGTAAGACTCCAAAAACTACAGGAGAAATGAGTAGCAAAGAAAAATCTAGATTCAAAAGAGAAAAGACAGGCTCAAAAAAAATTAGTTACCAACACAGAAGAAAAAAAAGAAATAGTTTAAAGATTGCGTAAAGGTGTTATATTTTAAATAGCTTACATTTTTTATGTCTAAGGGCGTATCAATGACCAAGAAGGATAAAGACCCCACAGGTGGTCTTACTGCTTCTGGTCGTAGAAAATACAACCGAGCAACAGGTGGAAACTTGCAAGCTCCTGTTACTAAAAAGACAGGTCTAACCAAGACAGAGAAAGGCAGAAGAAAATCTTTTTGTGCCAGAATGTCTAAGGTAAAAGGACCATTAAAAA